CCCTTACATTTGGGGGCAGGGCGCAAAACAGGGATTAGAATATATTAAAAGATGTATTACTATTAAATTAAGCTAGGGATTAAGCCGTGTATTCTTCATTCAACCACTACGACAGGACAAGATCAAGTAAAGCTGTTGAGGTTCAAGACCCTAGCAATGCGTATGTAAATATGGAGCCGAATTGGATATTGATTGAAGATTTGATAACAGGAACTTATGGCATAAGAAAAAGACATCGAAAGTATTTACCGCAGATGCCGCGCGAACAGGACGAAAGCTATGACAACAGACTTGCAACTTCAGTTCTTGCGCCTTTATATGTCAGAATCGAAAGATTGCTTGCGGGTATGCTTACGCGCAAACCTGTTCGATTAAATGAGGTATCAGAACGGGTTACAGAAGATTTGTTCGATATTGACCTTCAAGGTAACGATCTCACAAGTTGGACATATGAGACAGCAAAAATAATGTTGCGTTATGGTCACGTTGGGGTTCTTGTCGATGCGCCAACAGGCGGAACTGGCCGGCCTTACTGGATTACATACAGTCCGCGCGAGATACTTGGTTGGCGGACAGAACTTGTTGACGGGCAACAAAAACTTACACAATTAAGACTTTTGGAACGGGTCACAGAAGAAGATGGCGATTATGGACAAAAAGAAGTTGAACAGGTTCGATTACTAACGCCGGGAGCCTTTGAGGTTCATAGAAAGGGAAGACAGGGAAAATATGTAAAAGTGGACGAGGGAACAACGTCTTTAGATTACATACCATTTGCAATTGCATATTCAAACAAGGTTGCTTTCTTGGAATCACGCCCACCGATGCAAGATATTGCAGAATTAAATTTATTGCATTATCAAAAGAGTTCAGACTTTGACAATCAACTAAGAATTTCATCTGTTCCTTTACTTTGTCTTTTTGGTTTTCCGCAGGCGTCAGAAGAAGTAAGCGCAGGGCCGGGCGAAGCGATTGCGTTTCCTGAAGGTGCAAGGGCGGAATTTGTAGAGATTAAAGGACAATCGTTTCAGTATCAACGCGACAGGATAAAAAATATTGAAGATCAGATCAATACTTTGGCACTTGCAGCCATTCTTGGACAAAAACTTGTCGCGGAAACAGCCGCATCGCAAGAAATACAAAGAAGCCAAGGCGATTCAACATTGATGATTGTGGCGCAACAACTTCAGGATATGATCGATAATTGTTTGGTATTTCATGCAAATTACTTAAATATTGCAGAAATTGGAAATGCTTTTGTTAATCGTGATTTCTTGGGTCAGAGATTAGCACCGCAAGAGATTCAGGCGATGCAAGGATTATGGAGTTCTGGCGCTATATCTCAGGAAACATTATTGAAGCAATTAGCAGAAGGGGAAATCCTCGGCGATGACTTTGACGTTGAAGAAGAAATTGAATCAACGCAAAAAGGCGACATGATCGAAACAGATGAACCAACACCCGAAGCTGAAGAAGATGAACCAACAGAAGACCTAGAAGATGACGATTAATGACACAAACGCCGATTCGGGTTCCGTCTGATGTCTCCAAACTTGGGGCATCTATTCCGTATCCTGATTTAATTCCTGAAGAATATTTTCGTAATAGTTTAGATTTAAACAGATTCTCAAATAAGATTTCCCGTGAAATCATTGAATCATACAATCGAATCATATTGCGGGCGGTTGATAAATTAGAAGCAATAGAACGCCTTCCAAAGGCTAATCAGCCTAAATATACAGCGGCACGTTTGCGGGCTTTGTTATTACAGACAAAAGCAAGCCTTAAAAAATGGGATGTCAAATCAACCCGCGATATGGAACTTGTTTCCGATGCTGTTGCAAAGTTACAGGGAGAATTTGCAACTGTTCAAATGGAAAAAGCATTGCCCGCAGGCATCAGGTCATCAATCAGAACTGTCGAAGTAACACCCGCATTTGCAAAAGCTGTTGTGACAACTTCAGCATCTGAATTTAATTTGAATGTTTTATCTGATTCATTAAGTACTATTGCGGCGGGTTCTGGCGCAAAGTTTTCATTGACAGCAAAAGAAGGTGCATTGATAAGGTTGCCGAATGGTAAATCAATAAAAAAATCTTTTCGCGGAATTACAGATCAAAGCGCAGAAAGACTTGGAAGATCAATTCGCGATGGATTATTGGCAGGCGATACAACTGCACAAATGCGCAGGCGTTTAATTGGCAGACTTGGATTTAATAGCTTGGCAAAAACAGCGGAACAGCAAAGAGTCGCGATGCGTGGGGCGTCAATGATGCTTGCAAACCCGCAGATTCAAACAATCGTCAGGACATCAATAAATCAAGTAAGCAATGTCGCGGCACAACAAGTTTATAAAGCAAACCCAGATGCAACAAAAAAATATCGTTATCTTGCAACTTTGGATAGCAGAACCAGTTCCCGTTGCCGTTCATTAGATCAACAGGTATTTGAATACGGAAAAGGGCCGGAGCCGCCACAGCATTTCAATTGCAGGTCAAGAACAGTTGCCGAAATAGATTATGACAATCTAAGCCGTGTTTTTGGTCGTAAGATCGAAGCGCCCAGACGTAGAGGTTTTAGGCCATCAGAGAGCGGTCTAGTACCCGCAGGGCAATCATACGGAACTTGGCTTTCGGGTCAATCACAAACGATAAAGGCGAAAGCACTTGGAGCAAAAAAAGTTCCATTTTTTGATAAATTGTCAAAAAAATATGGTGGCGATCAGGCGATTAGAAAATTTGTTGCTGTTGATGGGTCAGAAAAAACTTTGGGGCAGTTGCAAGCCGCATATGGGAGAAATGCAGAAAAAATTAAAATCATTCCTGATGTTGTTCGCGAAAGAAAAGGTGCAGAATTTTCTTGGCAAAGATATTCAGATGGTTCGCTTGCAGAAAACGCGGAGCCGTCAAACCTCACAAGATGGACGCCAGAACGTCAGGAATTACATCGACAAATAATTGAAGATGTCATTGCGGAAAATAACCCGAAGGCGCAAAAGAATCCGATCTTCTTTATGACAGGGGGCGGGTCGGCATCTGGTAAATCAATTATGTTGAAGAAATCCCCATTGCCAAAAGGAACTGTTGTTATTGATGCTGATGATATTAAAAAAAGATTACCTGAATATAATGCAATGTTGGCAAAGGGAGGAAGTGTTGCAGAAAAAGCCGCTAGATATACACATGAAGAATCGAGTTGGATTTCTAAATTAATTCAAAGAGAGTCAGCCCAAAGAAGGTATCACACAATGTTGGATGGAACAGGCGATGGAAGCGTTGCTAGTTTGACCAAAAAAATTAAGACGATGACAGATCGCGGTATGACAGTTCGCGCAAAATACGCAACAGCCGAAATTGCAACAGCATTAAAAAGAAATGCAGAAAGATATGCGAAAACTGGTCGTATGGTTCCGCCTGAATACGTTCGCGATGTTCATAAAAAGATTTCTCAAATTGTTCCTGAAGCCGTAAGGCAGGGCGTCTTTGATGATTTTGAATTATACGACATGAACAAATCAGGCGAAGCGATTCTTGTTGCTACCTTTACAAAGAAAGATGGATTAAAGATTTTAAATAATAATCTTTATGGAAATTTCTTGGCAAAGGCAGATCAACCGAATAGCCTGTTTGAAAAGTTTATGGAGCAAAAGTAGAAACGCCCCCGAAGGGGCGATTGTTTAGTATCTGGCGTTATACATCCACTTGGGTTCAGCGGTGGTTATATAACAGGTATAGGGATAATCAGGATGATAGTAAGGAACAAATTCTGTTTCAAACAATCTTTGAAAAATATTGTAAATCCAATACGGAACTTCACTACTTAAGAAGGCTTCAATTTCATCAAATCTTGTTCGATAACTTGAAGTTTCTTTTTTCCCTTTTGTAAGTTTGGGGTAAAGTTCATCCCTAGCTTCTCGAAGCATTTTTACAACCTTCCAAGTTTTAGAAACGCCCATTGACTTTATTGCGCCAATGTCAATTCCAAATTCAGAAAAGTATGCCGGTTCAGCGCCTTGAAGAATTTCTTCTTCAGTTGGCTTTGGAACTCGATAGTAAGTATCGCCAAATTTAGGCTTTGACATAAATCCTCCTTTTTGTTTAATTTGTTTAAATTTTCTAGGTTCGGGGGCTTTTGCCCTTAATCCTATTATAATATAATTAATTAGATTTGTCAAGTATCAATAAAATTTGACAAGTCCAAACAATTATGATATAATTAAAATGGAACCAAACCAACTAAACAAAATGGCACACAAAAAAAGATTCAGGAAGTTTGAAAAAAATTTCTCAAAACAAACTACCGAAGAAATAAATGACATCATCAGGGATGAAGTCATGGCGACAATTTGGGACAATAAAAAGTATTGTTCAATGGATTGGACAATTACTGTAAATATGCAAACTTGGGAAGATTTAGAAAATTATAAGAAAGAAGGTTGACAAGTTTATTTAATTCTATTATAATTAATTTGTACGAAACAAATCAAACCAATGGACATCTTCAAAAGAAACTGGACAAGAGTTCAAAACATTGCTGACGCAATCAATCAAGCCGAAGAAGAACTTCGCAATCATCCTTTACATCAAAAGATTGAAATGCTTAAGAAGCAAAGAAAAATGCTTCCAAACTTTCAAGGCTTCACAATGGCTGACTTGATGGCTGACCAATTCAAAGAAATGCCAAAAGCCGCTGTTGATGCTTTTTACAAAGGCATTGATGAAGACAACGAAAAAGCATGGACACAATACGAAGAAGAATATCAAAACTTCTGTCAAACAAACCAATTGGAGACTTTTTAAAATGGAAAACGTAACTTTAGGATTTGACCCACAAATCGGAGACAAGGCGCACGTTCTTTATTATTCAGACATTCATCCCTGCACAGTTATTAAAAGAACAAAAAAATTCGTTACTGTTCAAATGGATAACTACAAACTAAACAAGGAGGTAAGGCCAAACATCATCCCCGGCGGATTCGCAGGCCATTGCACAAACAATCGCGATCTTAAATACGACATCACAAGAAACAAAAAAGGTGGTCTTATGAAGTTTGGATTTAGACAGAACGGCAAATGGTGTCAATGCGGACAGCATGACCGAAACCCAACAAGACTAGGCAAAGGATGGCGGGCTTTCTACGACTATAATTTCTAGGAGGTTGACACCTCCTTTTAATTATATTATAATTAAATTGTTAAACAAACCAATTAAACAAATGGAAAAAACAATTGCTCAACCAACAAGATTTGAAGTCGGACAAATTGCTTTCTGTAATGGCGGTTGCACAATGCAACTTCCAACCTTTTACAAAGTCGTAAGAAGAACAGACAAAACTGTTTGGTTACAGGAGATTCAAAACCAGTTGATTGAACATGATGGCTACGGCCAAGCGGGTCGCAAGATTCCTGTTGATATTCCAAAAGGTGCTGTTTTTCACAAGCGCATCAAAAACTGGAAAGATGGTCAGGGATAT